AATGTTCCTTTTAAAGAAGAGAAGCCTGGTACTCGTATGTCTAAAAGAGATAGAATACAAGAAATACTTGCTCAAAGATTTTGTGTTGGGCAAATACATTTAAAAAAAGAGCATTATGATTTGCATAGAGAGATATCAACCTTTGGGCCTCGTATGGCTCATGATGATACTATTGATGCATTAGCATATGCTTGTAAATACGCTTATCCACCTCAAGGAATTTCTGAGAATAAAGATGGTTGGTATAAGCAAAAACCAAGAGCAAAAAGCTGGGTAACAGCATAGGAGATTAGATGCCTTATTTTGGCAAAAGAAGTAGAACTGCATTAGCCACTTGTGATGATAGGTTAAGAAAAGTTCTTAATGAAGTAATTAAACATGTAGATTGTTCAGTTATAGAGGGCCATAGAAATGAAGCAAGACAAAATAAATTATTTGCAGAAGGTAAAACAAAGGTCATGTATCCAAAGGGCCGTCATAATCACAGTCCTTCTAGGGCTGTTGATGTGGTTCCTTATCCTATTGATTGGGATGACCGCGAGCGTTTCCACCTTTTTGCTGGATTTGTCTTGGGCATTGCTAGATCTATGGGGATAAATTTACGTTGGGGAGGAGATTGGAATCAAAACTTTGAAGTTGATGACAATCAGTTTGATGACTTCCCTCATTTTGAAATAAGAGATTAATGTATAAAAAGGATATATTAAATAACATTAAATTTGTTGCATTAGTCGCTAATAATTTAATAAAAAATCCATGGCTTCTTAATTATGAGTTGCCTCCTGTTAATATAGCAGGTAAACTATCAACAATCTTTTCTCAACAAGGAAAAGAGGACGGAAAGTATTATGTTAGACCAACAATTATGGAGGATAGTGATAACCCAGGTAATCTAAAGCATTACGAGGATGGTTGGGAAAGAGCTAGAGACAAAGGTTGGGGTATTGAATTTTTAACAGAAAAAGAAGCTGAAGATTTTTCTAAATGGTTGTCTAATTTTCATAGGCTAACCTTAAAAAATAAAAATCTTACGATCTAGGAGATAGATAATGGCTAAGAACAAAAGAGTAAATGAAGTTAGGCAGTTGTTTCATTTAGCAAGTAACTGGACTAGAAAACAATGGGAACATGTTAATCAAAAAGGATATGAGTTTGCTCATGACGAACAATTAACACAACAAGAAAAGGACTCTTTAGAAGAGCAGGGTATGCCTACTTTTACAATTAATAGAATCTTACCTGTTGTTGAAATGCTTAATTTTTATGCTACAGCTAATAATCCTAGATGGCAGGCTATTGGTGTTGATGGAAGTGATACTGATGTTGCTTCTGTTATTTCTGATTTATCTGATTATGTATGGGCTAATTCTAATGGCTCTACATTATATAATAATGCTGTTAACGATTCTATTACAAAAGGTTTGGGTTATCTTTTAGTTTCTGTAGATCAAAATGCTGACAATGGTATGGGTGAAGTTGTTGTTCAAAATCCAGAACCATTCGATGTTTATGTAGACCCTAAATCAAGGGATATGCTTTTTAAAGACGCTGCATTTGTTATGATTAGAAAAGTGTTACCTAAAAATCATTTAATGTCTTTATTCCCTGAATTTAAATCAAAAATTAAAAAATCAAGTAGCGATGAATCGTCTGAAAGATCCTCTAGTATAAGGTCTTTTGGTGATGATGATCATAAGCTTTTTATGTATAATGATAATTCAGAGCAAGGTTCTCAAGGAATCACCGCAAAGGGTGAAACTGATGTTCTTTGTGAATTTTTTGAAGTATATGAAAAGGTTAAAATATCTTATATAAATTTATTTTATAGGATTCCTCCTAATAAAGAAGCGCTAGACCAAATTAAGCAACAGTGTATGGTTATGGTAAAAGAAATGCAAGCTGAATTAGAGGTTCAATTTTTAGAACAACAAAAACAAATGGAAGCTGCAGTTCAATCTGGAGAAATGTTGCCTGAAAGATATGAGCTTGAATTACAAAAAGCTCAAAAAATGATGCAGCAACAAATACAATCTTATCAACAAGAGTGTATGAGTAAATTGCAAGCTGAAGCTTCAAAGATTGAAAATCAGATTATTACTGAAAAAGAATACAAAGTATTATTACAAAATCCTGAAATTGCTAAGAATGTAGTTGATAGTATTCAGTTTTATAGCACAAGAGTAAAACAAACTTGTATGGTTGGTGATAAAGTTTTATATGAGAAAGTTTTACCTTCTACTGTAACAGAATACCCCGTAGTTCCTTTTCATTACAAATGGACTGGCACTCCTTTCCCTATATCAGCTGTGGCTCCTTTAATAGGTAAGCAGCAAGAAATAAATAAAGCTCATCAGATAATGGTTCACAACGCTTCTTTAGGAAGTAGTTTAAGGTGGATTTATGAAGAAGGCTCTATTGATTCTGAGACTTGGGAAAAATATTCTAGCTCACCTGGGGCATTACTTCCTATAAGACCAGGAGTTACACCTCCTACAGTAGTTCAACCAGCACCATTATCAAACGCTTTCTTTAGTATAGTGCAAGAAGGTAAACAAGATGTTGAATATTTAGCTGGTATCTATAGTTCTATGATGGGAGATTCTGGTGGAGCTAGTGAAACCTATAGAGGTATGCTTGCATTAGATGAATATGGAACTAGAAGAATAAAGCAATGGATGAGCACATCTATTGAGCCTGCATTAAAACAGTTAGGGCAGGTTATTTTGAGTTATTCTCAAGCAACTTATACAGCAAATAAAAGATTTAGAATTATACAACCTAGTGCAATACAGGAAGGTAAAGATCAAGAAATTAATATTCCTATATATAATGATATGGGTGAAGCTATAGGTAAGTCTATGGACATTAGTGCCATTAAGTTCGATATTAGAATAATATCTGGATCAACATTACCTGTTAATAGGTGGGCTTATTTAGAAGAATTAAAACAGTTGATGCAACTAGGAGTTGTTGATGATATAGCTGTTTTAGCTGAAACAGACTTGAAAAATAAAGATAAAATTGTTCAACGTAAATCTTTATATTCTCAACTTCAAGGTCAAGTTCAGCAACTGTCCGATGCTATCAAAGATAAAGATGGTACTATTGAAACTCTTGAAAGACAACTTGTTCAAGCTGGCATTAAAGGTAAGGTTATGCAGGCTGATATTGAGATAAATAAAAAGAAAGAACAGGTTAAATCTAAAATGGATAAGGAGTTCACTCAAACAGAGGGTGAGCAAAAACTTTTAAGAGGAAATATGAAGGGACAGGCAGATTTAACAAGAGCTCGAGCGGGCGATATGTTAATGAATTTAAAAAAAGGTTTGGATAATACATCCAAAAATGAATAATATATAAACTAGAATAAAGGAGAAATCATGAAAGAATCTAAAGGTAACCCTGAAATTGGCATGAAAAGCGACTCTTTTGAAGACGCTGAACAACCTGCTAACGAAGGCTCCGAGGATTTCTTTAGTGATCTTGAAAGCCAAGTAAATGGCGGAATTATAGATCCTGAGGCAACCCTAAGTCAAGAAAGTGGCCCCGAACAGGTAACCCACGCTAATATAGACACAGGCTCCAACACGGTAACAGAGCAGTCTCATGACGGTACAGACTGGCAAAAACGATATACAGACAGTAGTCGAGAAGCCGTCAAGTGGAGAGATAGATACAAAGAAGTTGAACAATTTGTACCTGTTCTCGATGCTATGAAAAAAGATAGCGGACTTGTAGAACATGTTAGAGGCTATTTTCAAGAAGGTGGAGCGCCAGCGAAATCTGTTCAAGAACAATTAAATCTTGATGAAGATTTTGAGTTTGACCAACAAGAAGCGATGACAGATCCAGAATCTGATAGTGCTAAAGTTATGAATGCACACGTTGATAGGTTGGTTGAAAACAGAGTTGGTCAAATGGTAAAACAAGAACAACAACGAGCTCAAGAGGTTGTGGCTGCGAAAGATATGCAAAAGCAAGAAAGAGAGTTTAAGGAGAAACATAATATGTCTGATGAGGATTTTAGTGAGTTCAAAAAAAGAGCTCAATCTCATAAGATGACCTTAGAAGATATACATCATGTTGTCAATAAGGATAAAGTTTCTGCTAATGTTGCTAATAATACCAAACAAGAAATGCTCAATCAAATGAAAAATGTCAGAAGTATGCCTACGTCTGCTAGTGGAGCTAATAGTCAAGGAGAAACAGTCTCTGAAGAAAGAGATGTATTTAATAGTATCCTTGGTAACAATAATAGCGTAGATAACTTGTTTGGGTAGATAGAATTTTTTAATCTGTCCAAACTTTAACTCTAACAAGGAGATAAAATGGCAGATAGTAATACTATAGGCGGTAATAGCCTATATAGTGGCCAAGGTTTAAGATCTTTAGATGCGTCCGCTGCATCCACGTATAATACTGGTGCGTTACGAAGAAAGTATAATTTCGGAAATTACGTAACAGAATTAGCGTTGGCACAGGACCCATTCTTTAGATTTTTAAGCATGGTCTCTAAAAAACCTACGGATGATCCTACTTTCAAATTTACTGAAAAGAGATCGTCTTATACTAAGCGTTATGCTTACATGTCTGACTTTAGTACTTCAGCAATAGCTGTGCCTGCAACAGCCCCTTCAACATCTGGGACACCTGCAGCAGGTAATGTATATACATTTTCATTCTTTACCGATTACAATAATGACGGTAATATGCAAAATATACACGGACAAGTTGTTGACTACTATGAAGGTGTAGAAGGAACTCAACCAAAGTTCTTCATACCTGGTCAGATAATTAAAATACCACACGGATCAACTGATGCTAATGCAACTGCTGGTACAGTTTCAGGTTATTCACTATGGAAAGTTAATAGTGTAGATCTTGATACATTACCAGAAAGTTCTTCAGAAGCAGCTACTGGTGTTAATAAAGCCGTGATAAATGCAACATGTGTTAAAGGTTCTGGTTCAGCTGTATTTTTTGCAGATGCAATAGACAGTCACAGTATAACTGATGAATCAAAAGCTGGGTTAGCATATAATGCTTCAACAACCACAACATCAAAGTCTACAGAGTTTATGGAAAACTTTAAATGTTACGTAGTTGGATCAGCACATGGTGTAGGTACTGGTTATCCAGAAACTTGGGCAGACCAACCATATTCTACAAACTATGGTCAAACTCAGATATTCAAAACTTCAGCAGTAATGAATAATACTGATA